CCGATCTTTATAGTTTTATAGATTTCTACGATTTTATGAAAGGAAGACAAGGAGTATTTCACGCTCCCACTTGGATGAGGGATATAGTAGTTACTGCTGCTATAGATGCTTCTGATGATACTATAATCATTGAAGATATTGACTTTGCCAGTTATTGGGAAACTAATTGGGGGACTGGTACTTATGCTGATTATATTGCTATAATATATCCAGATGGTACGCAAGTTTATCGTCAGATTATCGATGCCCCGTCTTCTACTTCAATACAGTTGGATAGTGCTATAGGCAAGGCATGTCCTTACAATGAGTTGGGATTTTTATTAGTATGTTTTTTTCCTATTTCCCGTTTCAATATGGATGAAGTTGAGATAATGTATCATTCTGAGGACATAACCCAAGCTTCAATAAAAATTAGATCTGTGCCTCTTGAAGAATCTTCATCATCAAGTAGTTGGAGTAGTAAATCTTCCTCATCTAAATCTTCCAGTTCAAGTTCCAGTAGTTTGTCCAATTCAAGTTCTTCGAGATCAAGTAGTTCATCTTCAAGTAGCAGTAGGAGTATCTCAAGTTCAAGTAGTTCATCTAAATCTACCTCTTCGCTGTCGTCATCCTCTTCAAGTTCGTCCAGTTCTCGATCAAGCAGTAGTTCCTCATCTAGTACCAGTAGTGTGTCGTCGTCCAGCTCAAGTAGGTCAAGTTCTTCGAGTTCTCGATCCAGTTCCAGTAGTTCCTCAAGTTCAAGTTCGCGATCCAGCTCAAGTAGTAGCTCGTCTTCAAGATCAAGTTCTTCTTCGTCATCCAGTAGCAGTAGTTCAAGTTCAAGTTCAAGTAGTTCGTCATCCAGTAGTTCAAGTAGCAGTTCACGTTCGAGTAGCAGTTCAAGTAGCAGTTCAAGCTCCAGTTCACGATCTAGTAGCTCTATGAGTAATAGTTCAAGTTCGCGATCTAGTTCAAGTTCTTCGAGATCTTCTTCAAGCAGTAGTCGGAGTAGTTCAAGTTCAAGTAGTAGTTCTTCCTCTTGTTCTACAACTTTATTATTAACCAATTTCGGAGATACCAGTATTGGAGTCCAGCCTTCTGATTGGACCGAAAGGTGGAATACAGATGATGCTACTGCTATAACTGTTGCTGAAGCAGGGATGCAGGGTGGTAGAGTTCTTAGAATTGATCATTCTGCAGATGACGATTATGCTATATCTTGGGATGATATAGGTACTGCAAGTGATATAGAAGTACTTGCTAAAGTACGTTGGAATCAACAAAGAGCCAGTATAATGAGGGTTTATTTAAGAGGTTCTGGTTCTGCTGGTAGTGAGACAGGATACTTTGTTAGTATTCAGGCCAATGTAGATAGGGTAGTGCTTTATAAATGTATAAGTGGTGTTAGTACACAAATCGGTACTTATTTATCAAAAGCATTGTCCGAAGATACTTGGTATTGGATTAGATTTAGAGCTATTGGTACATCTTTAAAATATAGGATATGGGAGCATGGTACATCTGAATCAGAAATTTGGGATAAAGAAGAAACTGATTCTGATATAGCTTCCGGTTGGGCTGGTTTAGGCTCTTATGTTGGGGATTATGGAGATTGTGATTATTTTTCGGCTTCGTTCAGTTGTGCTGGTTCAGCCAGTTTTTCTTCGATGAGTTCTTCCAGTAGTTCGAGATCAAGTAGTTCATCAAGTTCTTCAAGATCAAGTTCTAGTTCATCGTCAAGCAGTAGAAGTAGCAGTTCGAGCTCAAGTAGTAGTTCCAGTTCGTATGATTAAATGAGGTAATGCATGAAAACACAGAGTGCTGAATTTATAACAAAAGAAGAAGGAACTCAACGACAACCTGCCGAGCTGTATCATATTTGGAAAGGGTCTACTCATTATAGACATACTAGTGGGGATGTCAGTATCGTCTATGGCGGACATACTTATACCCCTGCCCCTATACAAAGAGCCAAAGTATCTTATAATGAAAAACTTGAAGTAAATACCCTTGATATTACAATGTCAAGGGTTACTGAGCCAGCTTCTCAGTTTATAGCTGTTATACCTACTAATTTGGTTTGGATTTCAGTTCACAAATTACATAGAGATATGTTGACAGAAGAAACAACTCCTATTTTTATTGGCCAAATGAAAAGCGTTTCGTTTAAAGGTACTGATGCCAGGGTCAAGTGCGTTGGGTTTGAACATTTTCTAAATCAAGTAGTTCCAAGATATAGGTACGGAGCTGGATGCCAGCATACTCTGTACGATGATAAATGTACTGTGGATATAAATAACTTTACGCAAACAGTTGAGATAGATTCGATTAGTGTGGATGGATTGTCGCTAACAGCGGCTGAGCTTGCCTCTCAAACTAATGGGTATTATACACTCGGTTATCTTATCTTTGGTGATTATTCAAGGATGATTATTAGTCATTTAGGTGGGACTATTGGGCTTAGATACCCCATTGTTACTATGGTTCCTGGTGATACTATAATTGTAAGTGCTGGGTGTGATAGATCAAGAATAACTTGTGAAGCAAAATTTAATAATTTGATAAATCAACTGGGATTTCCAGATATACCAGTTGATAATCCTGCAACTTGGACATAGTAGAGATATGAAACCATTTTTTAGTACTCAAGAAAGAAAAGATGAGTTATATAAAGTTCTTGTAAGTTGGAAGGATACTCCTTTCAAACATCATACGGGAGTCAAACATCTTGGGGTTGATTGTGCTTTTTTCATAGGCTGTGTTTTGGTTGAATTGGGAATAATAAATAATTTCAAAGTAACTGATTATTCAACTGATTTCCATCTACATAGTAGTGATGAGGGCTTTGCTAACCATCTTCGTAACCATCCCTTGATACAGGAAGTAGGCTTTGGAAATCCTATGAATGGAGACATATTGTTGTATAAATTTGGTAAGATTTCTGCACATGCTGCATTTTATTTCGATGGTTATGCTTGGCAGTCTAGATCTAGAATTGGAGTAGAAAAATTCCATTGGAGTTTGGATTATAAACGGTTGACATATGGTTTTAGGTTGATGGAGGAATGATAGTACATTCTTTAAATAAAAGAAGACAAGTCGTCGAAAAGGATTTGTTTATAGATAACAACTGTGTATATCTCAAGCATAATAAAGAATTTATACTTGTAGAAAAAGATGTAGATGTATGGGAGGTCTTATCTAATAGAGATATTCGCAACAATATTGTTAATATGATAAATTTGACTTCTAAGTGTAATTTGAATTGTTCTTATTGTTACTTTAAAAAAATACATTCAGGTTGGAAGAATTTGGAGATAGATATAGAGCAAGCTAAAGAGGCTTTATTAAAAGTCGATGACGTTCCAAGTATTGTTAAGTATATGAAAATAAGAGATGTAGCACTTAGTGATGATAATTTTCCAAAGATTAGGCTTAGTGGAGGAGAACCTACTATATGGAAACCTCTTTCAGAGTTGTTGCATTTTGCAGTTGATAACAAGAATAATAACATTACAGTTTTATCTAATGGTTTGGAACTATCGTCTAAGGAATTTATGAAGGGGATTCCATCGGTTTCTCAAATAACGTGGGCTATTACTTTACGGGACACATTGGAATCTACTTCACGAACTATAGAAAATATACTTAGAAATAATAATCAACTAGTTTTTAATATTGTTTTTGCTGATGCAGAACAAGCGAAAAAACTAACTGATTTTTGTGTAAAATGGAATCCACAGGCTATACGATATAGGGTACTTGTGGATTATTTTAGTGGTAATGTCTATGGATGCCAAAGTGACATGATAGGTTTTATCTGTGGTTACTTTGGTATGGATAAATCTTTCTACTTAAATAACTGTCGGAGTACGTCACCCTATATTAGTTGTTTGCCGTATTCTTCTATAGGGCAAGAGTTTTCTATCTATACTATTTTAACTCCTACTTGGTCTACGATAGTTTTGGAGGAAGCAGTAAAGTCGAGAACTTTTTTATTTAGTTACAAAACAGGTAGGTATGATTCTTTATTGATTGAAGTAATGAATGAAAGTAGTGAATTTAGGAAATGGAGAGTTAGAAGGGAAGAAGAGAAATTATGAGTGCTATTTTTTCGGGTATTACTTATGGGATAATTGGGTTCCTGTGGGGTGGTCCTTGGGGAGCAGTAGCCGGATTTGCTATTGGTATGGGTATTGGTTTACTTATGGATGCTCTTGCTCCGGATGTCCCTTCACCTGGTCAGCCTCAACTTGCTGAATTAGCATTTCCATCTGCGGTTGAAGGATTAAATATTCCAGATGTTTTAGGAACTACGAAATTATCTGGAAATATATTCCACTACTTTGGGAATAGAACTGTTGAGCTTACACAAGAAGTAGAAGGAGGAAAAGGAACTGGAGGAGGAGAAGATGTTGTTACAGGTTATGAATACTACTTGTCGTGGGCTATGGGAATTTGTTTAGGGCCTATAGATAAACTTCATGCTGTATATGCAGGAGATGAGGTGGTGTGGAGTGGTAATTTGTCGAGACCTATCTCTGGAGATTATGAAATTATAAGCTTAACTGGGGGTGATCTTACATATCAAGATGTGGATAGAGTTTGGCATCAATCTTTACCTTACAGTTCACTAGTTTCTCAAGGGCCACATGGATCGTCTTATAGATACATATTCTCTGGTCTTTATACCGGAAGAATGGAAACTACCTCAGTACTTGCTAATCCGTTTGGAATGGTAGATGATTTTTCTTCAAGAACAATTAATAGTTCTACTTTATCTTTATATGTTACTAATTCGGATACAAATATAACAAGATCTATCGGTACAGTTAATTACGTAAATAGAATTTGGGATCCTGTATCCCAACTTTGTACTGTTATAGTAGATAACCCTCTTCTTTATACTCTTGAGCCTAATGAATATTATGATTATTTTTATATTCATATTGATGGAACAGAAACTATAGCCTGGGTTGAACCAGGTGATGAAAGAAATATGGGAAATGCTTACTTTTATTTTGGTACTTCTAATCAGACTATAAATACTAAAATGCAAGGGGATATAGCAAATACTCCTGCATATAGATATCTCTGCTATGTGTTTTTCGATGATAATTTTATCGGTAACTTTAATCGAGCACCTGCAATGAAGTTTATAGTAAGTAAATTCCCTCAATTAGGGTTTAATGAAAATGAAATTATAAATACTTATGATTATAACCCTGCACATGCTATTTGGTATATTCAGACCAATCATTGGATGGCTCAGCTACCAGAAGAGTATATGGATGAAGTGACATTTTCGGAGGTGGCCGATACTTTATATTCTGAAGGGAGAGGAATAAGTATTTTATTTGATAAACAACAAACTGCTTTAGCATATATGGAGACTATTTTGGATCATGTTGGAGGGGTAATGAGATATTCTGCGACTGGTGATCTGTCGGAGGAATCTTAATAATGACTACTAAGTTCGCTATAAAATTACTTCGTAAAGATGGAGTAGTTGCTGATTTCCCTTTGCTTGATGAAAGAGACTTTGTTGAAGAACCGGTATTTTCTCGGCGTATGGATAATGATACTATTAATGACATGAAAGTACAGTATGTAAAAAGAGTTGGATTTGAGCCAGTAGTTCTTGAAATAGAAACTTATATAGAATTATTAAGTTCTGATATTTTAGCACCTATGGATCAAAGTTGGCAAACAGTACCAGGAGTTTATGGTGAAAATGGTCCTTCTTATGATATTACTTATTTACCAACATTTCGACCATTTAATGATAGCGATTATGATGGTACTTGTACATATTATTTTGAAGCCGTTTGTCAGAATAAAAGTAAAGTAAATAGTGGTTACGTTTATTTAGTTGATGAAACAGATAGCATTGTAGCAACGATAGAAGTTCCTAAAAATTCGTATGAATATGATGGAGCTGATTACTATAGATTTAGTGTTGAGTTTACACCAAATGGTAGTAGTTCTTATGGGCTTAGAGCAGCAATTGCTAACATTGGGTACATGGAAGATTGGAATGCCGGTGAAGCTATCTTATTTGTTACTGAAGCTACTATTGTTATTCATCAAGAAGGTCCTACTAAAAGTTGTGTTCATATTCCTATGATGACTTATGTTAATACTGGAATGTGTTATAAATCGGTTCCAAAAGGTGCTCATTATATAAGTGATGGAGAAGAATCATTAGGTGCTATTTCTATCTGGACTACTGATTATCCAGATTGTGAAATGGATGAGGATGATTATTCCCAATGTAGAAATATATGGAAGTTTAGTGATGAGGAACTCGCTTCTGTAGATCGTTTTGTTTTTGATGCTGGAGTTGGTTGGCATGAAGGAGCTTCTATTACACCCTCAAGACTTCAAATTATAGGTACTCCAGATTTATCTTGGGTTTGTGCGTGTTTGAGATGGAGTACTGCTAATGTTACAACACTAAGTTATTCAACAGGGGGTACTTGTGAAGATGCTACTGCTATAGATCTTTTAGGAGAGACTTTTACCATGGTAGATAATTTAGACGGAGATCCTTCATCTGGAACTTGGTCTCAATCTGCTGATGGAAATACTTGGTCATTAAGAGTTGATCTAGATATAGATTCTCTTATGGCAGCAGATGGTCATTATTTATATATATCTTCAAATGAAAATCCTTATGGTGGAGATATTCCTAATGGACCTTGGCATCATTGGAATAAATGGAGAAACTTCTCAATCCCAGTAGGTTATACCCTTCAAAGTGCTTGGTTAGATTATGAAGTTTACTTTGATGAAGATAGAGGTGATCATGTATTTGATATTACATTTGATTATATAATTTCAGCAGATGGTGTTATCAATACTGCATATATAATACTTTATGATAAAACTGCAGATGTGTACGTTGCTGGAAGTGAGTTAGTGTGGGATGAGTGGACGGTATGGGAACGAAAGACAACTACTTTATCTTCATCAGCACTTATTTCAGGCCATGAATATATTGCTAGATGGAAAATAGATGAGGATTATGTAGATTGGCGAGCCTACCCAGAAGTATCAGATATTAATTTATTTGTTTATGTTACAGATATAACGGCATTTACTTCGTGGCGAAGAGTATCCAAAGCTACAGTAAATGACTTTGTTTTTGGTTATATTTATGATGATTGGTGTATCGATTGTGACCATGATGGTTGTATGAATATCCATTCCAGAGCTAAATTATTTGTGCCAGAGGATCTACCGTCTGAAATTTATTATGAGTGTAGTGTTTGGGATTATGGAGGATCAGATCCATCTATTGCTTATCTATACGATACAGGTGAAGACGATGATGCTATTGGTAGTGATATTTCGGAAAGAGTTTTGGAGTCAGCAATAACATTAGGAGAGGTGGGAGATGGTTTTACTTATCGATCTCGTTCAGGTTTAATTACAAGTATGGTTGATCAACGACGATATGTCGATGACTTACCTGGAGACTATTGGGAATATGAAATGTTATCGGGGTTTATTGTAGTAAAATATAGGTAGATAAATCACAAAGGATATATCTAATGAAACAAGATAACCGAAGAATTATCTTAACCGAAACAGATAAAGATGTTGATATTGAGTATTTTGTCAAAGGTAATGATGATAGATGGGTAAAGACTGAGCCTATAGATAATATCAAACTTAAGCAGTTATTTACTCGCGTAGTTCGTAAAACAGCTCACCAAAGGTTTAAGCCTGATCAGATTGGTATAAGAGATAGGGATACTATAAGGATTTTATAATGGCTCCTAAGTTTGCAATACAACTCTTGAGAGGTCAAAATGATAGGAATGCATTTCCTATAATTGATGAGGAAGATTTTGAAGAAGAACCTGTGTTTACCAGAAATACTTTCTTGGGTACTACCAATGATATTAAAGTCCAGTACGTAAAAAGATTGGTAGAAGCATTTGAGACGATAGAAATAGAATTATATTATTGGTGGCAACAAAGTTTGGATATTGGAGATGATGGTAACATTTATGTTTCTGGGTCTAATTTTGAGTATCAACAGGTGGGTGCTTTTAAACATTCTGGGACTTCTAATTTGGTTATTTTAGCTTCTGATTACATAGAAGATACGGAAGATTTAGGTTACTTTGACTATGTAGGACTTATAGACGGGGTCTATTTTGAAAGTGTGTCAATGCTCCCATCTTCTATTGTGAGATGTTTCGATTTCACAGTTGTAGTTGATGAGGTTTGGGGAATTGATGACCCAGTAAATTATCCAGAATGGAGGTATACCAATTATCTTATAGTAGGAGTAAAAAGAGATGACGGAAATCAATATTGGACTGTTGCAGTGAATAAAATTGATGATTGTGAAGCTGGGCTTTGTGGAGATTTAACTTATGATTCTCCTTATGCTGTTGAAGCCTACGATAACGGAACTATTATATTGAATTATGATTATTATGACTATGTGGCTGATCAACGAAAGATAGTAGTTATAAGATCTACCGATTATGGTGTTACATGGGGCGAAGAGATAGTAATAGTTACTGGAAGAGGAACTTCGTATATTAAAAAAGGAGATGATGGATATCTTTATATATCATCTTATCAAAGTCAGACAGCCAAAATTTTTAAATCTGAAGATTTAGGATTGACGTGGTCTGAAATAAACTTACCAAATTTATTAGCTGCCCCTACAGAGAACGCTTGGGGATATATGGATTTTTCTGTTGACGCCAATGGTAAAATTTATGCAGTTATACCAAGATGGACTTTCTTTTCATTATATACTTCTTCTGATGGTGGAAGTAATTGGAATAGATATGATCATAATGCTATAACAAGACCTCTTTTTATAACGGCGAATACTACAGCAATTGTTGTTCATGGGGGCGATTCATTAGGTGGAAGTCCTTATCATTATCTTTTATTGAGAAGTACTGATGGTGGAGTTAATTTTACTGAGGTATTTGATTTATACGATAATTATGGATCTTCGATTGCATATCAAACACTTAAACATAATGGAACTACCTTTGCATTTACTGAATGTGCTATGACTCATGTCCCGCATGATGAAAATGGTTGGTTGGCATGGCTCGTTTCTTATGATAATGGTTTAACATGGACTGAGGAATATGCAGAAAATGTTATGAGTGTTATGTCTGGATAAGGACTAAATTATGAAAAAACAAATAATAATAACAGAAGAAGATGGTCAGATAGAAATAAAGAAGTTTACTTCGGATTCAAAAGGAAAGTTTAAAGAAGTAGAAGGATTTGATGATATTATGGAAATGCATCAGATAGTGCATAGAGCCGTTAGTCAAGATAAAAGAAATATGATTGAGAAGAAGAAAAAGAAATATGATAGATAAAAAAGTTAAGAGATTAGAGGAATAAAATGGCAATAGATATAGTAGAAGCAATGGTTCAGGCAGATGACCCTGCAAATAAATATACTGTAGGTAGAAACTTCACAAGGTCTATTAGGAATATGATGTTTACTACTACTCCAAATGCTCAATGGTCTGCTGATCGCAACTTAAAATATGTTGCTTATCCTTTAGGGATGTTATCCGGGGTTATAAATCGAAATAACTTTAGATTACAAGTAGGGGATAATTTTAGATGGAATTGTGCCAGATTGGGTATTAAAGAAATGGTTTTTAGAGTAACCAATATCACCGAAGAAAATTTGTTAAAAGAGACTATTCAAGTTGAAGCTATAGAAGATGTTGAATACATGTCAGGGGCAGCTTCTTATGCCAATGTAAATATACCTGTAGGAAATAGTCCGACTGGCACAAGGGGATCTTTAAGCACTATTACAGATTTTATTATTGTGGAAGCTCCTTATACTATTTCAGAGAACGAGATTCAAATAATTCCTTTAGTATCCAGGGTGACTGGACAGGAAGAAGGTTTCGTTTTATACATGAGCCTTGACGGCAGTACTTATAATAGAGTAGGAGTTATGAACACATGGGCTATTCGGGGAACTCTTGTAAATACTTATCCAAGTAACACATATGAGATAGATGATACTGTAGGGTTTCAAGTAAGTATTCCAGATTATGTTTCCCGGCTTTCTTCTATATCTCGGATACTGCTTTTCGGGCCTACTAATCTATCTTTACTTGGTAGTAATTCAGAAGGAGAGGTTATAACTTGGCAAACAATTACTCCGGTCTCGGGGGATATATATGAAATAACTGGAGTATATAGAAATAGATATGGAAGCCCAAGATTGACGCATTATCCGGGAACTGAATTTTGGTTTATCAATCAGCATTATACAGCTTTTTCCAATGATGAGTTTACTTATGGTAATGAATTATATTTCAAAGCTGTTCCGTATTATGGAAGTACCTTATTCAGTATAGCTGAATCAAATGCCACATCAATTACTCTATCTGGTGTAGCAAGAAGGCCTTACGATCCAATTAACTTTTGTTGTAATGATGAATGCGTCAATCCTACTTATACTCAACATTGTGCCTTGACTTGGTCTCCAAGAGTTAGAGGTGATGGATTAGGTTTAGACAATCCGGACTATGCAATTGAGAATCCTTCTCATGAAGGGTATTTTGAGATCAAAGTATATGTTAACGATGTTTTGGTTAGGACGGCTTCTGCTATAGATGACGATACTTGGACTTATTTCTCCTCTTGGAATGGAGATGATAACGGAGGCCTTGCGGATGAAATAGTTTTTAAACTGAGAAACTATTTAACATATAATGGAATTGAGTATACATCGGATTGGGTAACTTTAACAGTAAATAAGGAATAGAAAAATGGCAACACCTATTCATGGATTATTATTGCTTGACTTTTCTGTAACTGGTCAGAATAGTGTTTTTACAACCTTTGGTAACCAGTTGGATGATTTACTTTTTACTTATTTATTGCTTACATTGGGTGAGAATGTAAGCAAGCACGATGCGTTATATTGTCATACGGACGGTAAGTGGTATAAGGCAACTGGTCTAAACGGGGAAGTTTGTTTAGGACTTGCTAAGACTGCTGGTTCTGCAGACGATGAAATTCAACTACATTTAAGAGGTACTGTAACTAATACTTCTTGGAGTTGGACAATAGGAAGTAAAAATCCCGTTTGGTTATCTCCGATAACTGCCGGTGGTTTAACTCAAGTAAGGCCAGCAACTGGAGCAGGGGAACAATGTATAGGAATACCAATATCTGCTACTACTATATTATTACTGAGTCCTCCGTCGGAACTTGAATTCTTTGAGTCTTCCAGCTCAAGTTCGTCGAGTAGTAGCAGTAGCTCAAGTAGTTCATCATCAAGTTTGAGCTCAAGTAGTTCTAGTTCGAGTAGTAGTTCATCGAGCAGGTCTTCCAGCTCAAGTAGTTCATCAAGCTCAAGTAGTTCATCATCAAGTTTGAGCTCAAGTAGTTCTAGTTCGAGTAGTTCGAGTTCTGCATAATTATATTAACTTTTAAAAAAAGAAGGAGGGATTGTAATGAGTAGATTTACTAAAATCAAGAATCAGCAATCTGAGATCCGAAGGAAGTTGTTGCAGGAAACAGTAACTCTTGAAAATGATCAAATGTTTATGGAGCGGTGTAAGCAGAATCCGATAGAGGATATACTGTTTCTTTTGTTGCATAAGAATGGGCATATGCACGGAGTTTATCCTGATGGAGAAGGAGATACACTACCACTCAGTATGTTGACAAGGGCTATTGAGGATAGGTTTGGACTTGATACAACCTATTTAGGTAGTTCTCCTCCCGAGAGTGTAGTTGAGGAAGTCAAATTACCGAGACGAATTGTCTTTCATAATAGACAAGCAATCGGGGATATTTTGATGTTCACTTGTGCAGTAAGGGATTTCAAGGCAGCATTCCCTGAAGTAGAAGTCCGGGTAAACTCAACGGCCATGCATATCTGGGACTATAACAAAAACATCTGTCAGGATTCGTGGATAGAAGTTCTTGATCCCTATACTCTTTATAAAGGAAGGGAGAAACTAAACGATCAACAGAGACTTGATTTAACCCAGAGAGCGGTAAAGATAGCTATTGAAAAGGACTTGGCAGTTCAGGTCTATATTGGTCCTGGTAAAGCTACCAATGCTTCAAACCGTTCTGACCGTCATTTTGCAAATGCCTATAGAATTTCTATGGAGACAGTATTGGGGGTTCGGATTCCGCAAGGACCGATAAGACCTGATATCTATATGTCTGAAGAAGAATACTCGGCACCTCCGATAGTCGAACCCCCATACTGGTTGATTACCGCTGGTGAGAAAGGTGACTGGACTTGTAAGACTTTTCCTTTTATGAAATGGCAGGAAGTGGTGGAGAAGTCACCTCAGATTAAATTTGTGCAGTTGGGAAGTACAGGACATAAGCATCCGGATCTTTCTGGCAGTAATGTTATCAATATGATCGGAAAGACAGAAGATAGGCATACAGGAATACGAGACCTTTGGAATCTATTTAACCATTGTGAAGGTAGTATGGGTCTTGTATCTTTTCAGATGCACTTGGCGGCAGCATTTAATAAACCATGTGTAGTAATAGCAGGGGCAAGAGAACCAGTTCACTTTACTCGGTATCCGGGACAACAATATCTTGCTTCTGATGGGTGTTTACCGTGTACGGTCACTAAAGGAAATGATGCACCTACTGCTTGTTGGTTCTGTAAGATTGAAAGATGTCCAGATCATTCAACCCATCAAGGGCAAGAAGTTCCTCTGTGCGCTGATCTGTTTACTTCTGATGAAGTGGTAAATGCCATTGAGAGGTACTACTTTGGTGGTAGATTACT